ATTTGCAGATCTGATTTATATTTACGGGGATCGCACCTCGCTGAAGGAGGACACGAAGCTCGAAAAAGGGCAAAATTTCTTTACAATATTTCAAAGGGAGATCGAACAGGATTATCACTCCCGGCTCCGATTGCCAAAGGTAAATCCGTCCGTCGCGCTTTCCGGGAATTTCCTGAATGCCATATTTGAAACTAACTTCGATGACCTGGAGATCACAATCGGGGAGAACTGCAAAGAATCAATAAACGATTATATTCTGACCAAAGAAGCAGCAGATGGTGGAGTGCTAAAAGTAAGAGTCAAAGATTCAGCAACCGGACAGACCTATGAAGAAAATGGACATATAACGGATTCCTTCAGATATCTGGTTTGTGAGGCATTCAAGGATTCATTCAGAAAATATCAATCAAAATCATTCGGGCACAGTTACGTTATTGGCAAGACGACCGGAAAAACCAGGAAAAGATAAAATGAAACCAAAAAATTTAAACCCAATGAGGAACAAAAAGCCATCGAAAAAAGAGATCGAGTTACTCACAAATAGCCTCCGGACCGCAATCGAAGCGGACCGGGAATTTATAGTCATAGCAGAATTAAAAGATAACGCCTTGTCAGCCGGATCCGGACGCAAGACATTAATTCCATTTCTTGTCGGATGCATGATGGCCAATAGGGAAACGGCAGATTTAGTTATGAATGCCGCCGTAAATTATGTCCGCGCCAAAATTGAGGATGGACTTTGTAAGGATTGCCCAGGCAAAGATGACTGCGAGCGCCTGGAAGATTTATGCGACATGGCAAAAACCGACAGCACATTAAAAAAGGAACTCGAACTCCTGGAATCACTCATGCAGCCAGGCAAAAATTAGTTTCGCCGATTTTTCCTTAAAAAAGCCGGGAGATTAATTATTTTGAAAATCGACTTTTGAAACCCCCATAAACAGGGGCTTACAGAGGCTCGGATTTCAAAAAATGCCGCTTTTTTTTTTCAACTTCAACGTTTTTAATTTTTTGCAGAATCACAAAACTTTTATTTTGAGTTTTAGGTTTGTGAATTTTCGCAGAAATGAAAAAAGATTTTTTTCAGTTTCAGAGTTTTAATTTTTTAGCAGAATCGAAAAACATTTTTTTCCAAAACCGAAAACCTTTTATTTTTCAAATCTCTTTTGTTTTTTTTTCCAGAATCGAAAACCTTTTATTTTTCAAATCGGTTTTGTAATTTTTTTGCAGAATCGAAAAAGATTTTTTTCAGCTCCAGAGTTTTATTTTTTTAGCAAAAATGAAAAAGGATTTATTTCACCAGAAAGAGTTGAATTTTTTGAAAATGGACGCCCTGTGTCGCCCTATTCATGCGGGTTTCATTTTCCGTTTTTCAAAAAAATAATTCTCCCGGCTTTTTTTCAGAAAAAACACGCAAAGAAATAAAATACTGACACCAGCGTTTAATTTCCCCCAAAAGGATAAAAACCACTGACACAGTGGATTTACACCTGTTTTTCTATTGATTGTTGAGCCGCGCTGCCGTACTTTTGTCAGATGATAAAAGCACTCGAACCGCGTCAAGCGATGTTATTATCAGCCGCGGATTTTTTTCTTTTGAAGGAAATCCCAGGAGAGCAGAACAATCCGATGATTCTCGGATGGTTCCAGGATCTAGGATTTAACTGGATCCAAAATGACGAAACCGCCTGGTGCTCGCTTTTCATAAACTGGCTCGCCAAGGAAAACGGGATCGAACACAGCAAAAAACTGGACGCAAGATCCTGGATGAATATCGGAGAGAACGCGGAAAACCCATCCAAAGGTGATATTGTTGTTTTTTGGAGAGAATCCCTCGCCAATAGCTGGAAGGGACACGTCGGACTTTTTATGGGACAACAGGATGATCACATTTATTGCCTCGGAGGAAACCAGGACAACCAGGTCAATATTAAACCTTACCCTCTTAGCCGACTTTTAGGATTTCGCAAATTGAATTTTATAAATACATAAATAAACCGTCATGGATTGGATGAACGAAGTATGGCCGCAAATTGCAACCTATATATCAATTCCCTATTTATTGACTTTTATTCTTTTAAGCTACCTGGTTAAAAAATACCTGGAGCACGTCCTGGAGAAGATAACCAGGTTTAAATGGCGAACAGTTTACACCGTTTTATTTTTAGGGATCCTGCTCGCCGTTCCTTTTTTGATATGGACCGAAGCAAGCTGGGTCCAGGTATTATTCAGTTACGCCGTTGGAACCAGCCTCCATGAATTGTGCTTTAGATACATCGAAAAGCTATTTATAAAAAAAAAATAAAACCCTGTAATTGTAAAAAGGACAGCGGATGGACGTATGTCAAGGCTTGCAATTTTTGCGGAAAGCCTAAGAAAGACAGCTGGGTTATACTATGAACAAATTAAGCAACATAATCGATAAAACGGGAAAATGGCTCTCCCGGATAAGAACAATCGCATTCTTTGTTTTGATTGTATTTTTATTTTTATCGATTTTCAAACATGGATGCGACCGCGACGAAATCGCGGATTTGATCCAGCGGACCACAGGCTTAAACCTTGAAAACGATATCCTGCACAATCACATCGATGAACGCGACTCGATGCTGATAAAAAAAGAGGAAGTAATCGACAACCTCCAGGCAGCAATCCAGCGGAGCGAAGGAAAGGTGAACGGAATGGTTACCGCTTACGCAAAATTGAATGACAAATATGACCACCTGGCCGACTCGATCCTTACAATCCCGGCGGATTCCAGTTACAGATTTTTGGATTTTCAGGCATATCCAAGCAGAGGCATCCGGAAATTTCCATTTTCAGGGGACCAGGTCCAAAGGATCCACCTGACCTGGATGGAGCGAATATCCCTGTCCGATATGAACCTGAACCTGAAGGACCGGATCCACGAATTAAACGACCAGCTGCTGCTGAAGGATTCAGTCGCGATAAATTCAGAACAGAAGATGGTCCTCATGCAAGCCAGCACCAGAGATTACCAGGAAATCATTATAAATAAAGACGAAATAATTGAAGGCCAGGATGACTTTATAAAAAAGAAAAAGAAACAAACCAAAATCGGTCGATTTGTCGCGGGAGCCGTAATTGTAATTCTTGCGATCCTGGCCGGAACAGGTTAAACGACAACGACATGAGCTTTATTCTTGATCAAGATTACTCGGTTTTAATTACCGATGACCAGCTGGCACAAATAACACAAAGCCAATCAGACATCGACGTCTGCCTGTTGCAATCAGAGGAAGAAGTCAAGGAATACCTCCGTCACCGCTTTAACGTTGAGGTGGATATGCGATCATTCCAGATCTCCACAACAGGCACAGGCGTCACGGCTGTTGAAACGGATCGGATCTATCAAAGCACCACAAATAAATTCTATATCTGCACAGCCGACGCAACAAGCGAAAGCCTCACAGATACAAATTTTTTTGAAGAGGAAGATGACCGGAACCAAAAGCTGGTCCAGGTAACAACCGATGTTTTTTTGTATCACCTTCACACCAGGCTCAATCCCAGGAACGTCCCGATGCACAGGAAAATCAGATATGACGGGGATGGAGATATTCAAAAAGCGATGAGCGCAACCAAATGGTTACTCATGGTTCAGAAGGGAACGATCACTCCCGCCCTGACCATTATCGTGGATGACGAAGGAGAACCACCCGACTCCGGACAATCAATCGAATTCGGACATTCGCCTCGCGATGGGCAGAGAGGACTCCGGAGTGATCGCTTCGACCATTTAACAGGAAATTAAATATTTGAAAAATGGCTTCAATAGTAGATAGAATCAGAGGGAAAACAAACGGTGAGATTCCAGCCGCGAAGGTTACAAATTTTGTAACCGCCCTCAGAAAATTCATCCGGAAAGTAAATCACCCATCAGCGCTTAATCAGATCGATCCCCGCCAGCTTTACAGATTCACCTGGACCATTGATGAATGGCAGATCGCCGTCGATAATGCAGAGGACGTTCATTCTCAAAATTTATACGACCTGGCTGAAATATTTAATGACGTCGTGGACGATTATGCCGTGGCATCATCGATGGCACAAAGGACAGCCAAAGCGATCAATTCAAAAATTATGTTCGTTAACCAGGACGGAACAGAGAATGAAAACATAAAGCCGTTTTTTCTAAATGTAGATGGATCGCAAAAACCATGGTTTAGGCGCTGGCTTAAGATAGCAATGGATTCCAAATATTACGGATTCGCCGTCGCGGAACTGGGATCCTTTGTTGATGGCCAATTCCGCCGGGTAGAAGGCCGCGCCGCCTGTGAAAAGATTCCCTATGAGAACCTTCTCCCGATGTACAGGTTTATAAAAATGGATGCCGAAGCAGGATCCGCACCAGGGAACATCATGTCAATGGATCGTGGCCCGTTTTCAAAATGGCTCGTTCCGATGGGGGAGAAGAATGACATCGGGCTTTTAAATAAAGCAACCCCTTATGTAATATGGAAACAGATATTTGCAAATTGGAGCCAGCATGCTGAAATCTTCGGTCAACCATTCCGGGAAGGAAGAACAGACGTTTATGATCCGGAACGCAAAGAGCAGATGAGGAAAATGTTTGAAGAAATGGTCGGCTCCACATACGGAATCTTCCATCCGGATGATGAAATCGAATACATAGAAACCAGCAAGACGGATGCCTTCAAAATATACGATGCGCTGATCGAGCGATGCGACCAGGCCATTGTAAAAATATTCCTTTCGCAGACAGGGACCACAGAGGAAAAAGCATTTGTGGGATCCACCGAGGCACACGAACGGGTCATGTCGGATATTGTAATGAATGACCGATTTGATCTATCTGAATTTTTCGAGGATATCCTGATTCCAAAACTAAGGAAGATCGGAGCGATCCCGCTCAATGAATCCTTTTCGATGGTTTGGATTGTTGAGGAACACCTTTCTTTAATTCAATGGGCCGAAATAATCACCAAGCTCTCAGCAAATTATTCTATCCCGATCGACGAAATAAACAAGCGATTTGATATCGACGTTGAGGAAAAATTATTCCCTGAACAAGCACCAGGAGCTCTCGCAGATGAAATCGACAAAAAAAAGTTGAATAATGGCACGAACAATAAATGAAATATACGGGGAGATGATCCTCGAAAAAGAAGAGTCGCCTTATTTAACAGGCTTGACCAGCAACAGCCGCGTCGCAGTATGGCGCTTATTATTCTACATTTGCGCCGTCGCAGTAAAAGTCGTGGAGGATCTTTATTCTTTACACGTGGCAGAAGTTGAAAAAGCCGGACTGGAAGCAATCGCAGGAACCCTGGCATGGTACGCAGCGCAAACATTACTTTATCAATTTGGGGATGAATTGAGTTATGACGCGGAAAGCGGAAATTTCGGTTATGAAATTATTGATCCGGATAAACGAGTCGTCAAATTAGCGACTGCCCAGGACGACTCGACAGGCCGCGTTTTTATAAAAGCGGCGAAAATAGATACAGGAACAGGAATCCCGGAACCATTATCGGTCAATGAATTAGCCGGACTTA